GGTGGGGGAAGCAGCTATGCAACCACGCAACTATGTAGCCATGCAACTATGTAGCCATGCAACCATGTTCCAAATGTTCTGGGAATTTAGCACGGACTTGGAACGTTCTAATTTTTTATCGGAACACCCGTCTAATCACGTCTTGTCATTTCTTAGCAATGTTCCAAAGCAAAAAGTCCCTTTAATAATAATAAAATAATATATTTATATATATGTTCTCAGTGTTGTTCTGGTTTTTACAAAGTCACTCTGGGAAATTTTCTTTTTTAGTTTTTGGGGGAAGTTGTGGCAGGGCGCTTGGGATCAAGCATATCGTTTTTCCTACTTGGTAGGATTTTTATTTCTTGGCTTTTATGGATTTTCGTCTCTAGTACTCACTGAATTTCTGCCTACATTTTAAGCACCACCCCTTGCCAAACTGCACGTTCCGATATACCACGCTATTACATTCCTTGCGTTCTGCGTTCTGTTCCAGTATAATTCCCGTCTCAGGTACACACTGAATTTCACGGAACTTTGGAACACGAAATGAAACCCAACCTACTAGACCTTGACCTCGACCCTGAACTCATGCAATCCTTCGTTGAGCAAGTCAAGCAAACCAGCATGGCCAAAACCCCCGCCCAAATGCACGAACTGCAAGCCAAGCGCAAGGCAAATGTAAAAACATCTTTAAGGCAAACCCGAGATCAGCGTGCGTTTGATGTTCGGGTTAAATCTTTGAAGCCAAACGAAGATGCCCTACGCAAGCTGCGTTCACTTGCAGTGGGTAATTATTTTGTCGTGCCTGCAACTGAGGCTGTGGCCATACGCAACATGACCGCCCGTGAACTGCGAGATCGTGGCATCAAATACACCACCACCAAGTTTGTTTTTGGGCACTATGAGTACATCAAAGTGCAGAGGTACAACCCCATACACGACAAGTAAGCGTGTTCCAGAACACGAGGGTAAGTGATACGTTTGATGTTGTTTCATCATGTCTTGACTTGACAAGCCCCTTTATGTATGGTACAATGGCTTTAGCCATTTGGGAAATCGTGCCCATTCATTTTGGTTTTTCCTACCCGTAGGAAAGTTCTTTAAAAACATATTAAGCGTATGTGCCCCAACACATACAGTAAACCGCCGCTCGGAACTAATGTTATACGAGAGACCCACAGGGGGAAAGCATTGCATCGTGTCACAACACCTGCTATGCCATGAACCCTTCCCTGCGTCTAAGAAGGCGTGCTGTACCCAGTCAGCATACTAGCGTGACTCAGCTAGTAGAAAAGCAAAACGATACTGCCTAAATGTGTGACTTGCTCTGTACCACAGTACAACAAGCCTAATGCAAGAGGTGCGTGCGAGAGTGGGAGTCTATTTATATTTGATGGGCGATTCAGCCTGATGATTTCCACCGAACGCAATGCCAATACTTGCAAGGGTTCGTGAACCAACTCAGTTGGGATATGCACGACCGACAAACACTATCGCAGTTAAAAAAACAGATGCCAAACAAAGAGTAAGCACTACGCACTATGCCTGTGAAAACCCAGCCATTGTGTAAACAATACAACAAACAAGTTGTATGCAACTGGGAGGGGATACAAGTCCCCTCTTGGGTGTGTACCACACACTTTCCTACCACGTAGGAAAAACTCAACTCGAAACGGAGAATGAAATGAAAGTAGCTGAACTAATCCAAGCCCTGAGTGAGATGCCACAGGATATGCCTGTGCATTTTTGGGCGAAAGGCAAGCGCCAGAACATCATCGATGTATGCAATGTGGGTGACTGCATTGATATGTACGAAGACGAAACCCAATGCTCAAACGTCACGGTTTACTTTGAAGCTGGGGCAGGGGCACACGAAGTAGCGCAGTTTGACAGCGAAGAAACATACATAGCTTGCTTCCCTGCACTGGAACAGTTGGCCATGCTCAAGGGTTACACCATCACTGAAAGCGTAGGGGAGGCAATGGCCGACCAAGAAAAGATTGAACTGTTAAGCGAGGCGTTAAACAACCTCACGCAATCTGCCGAGGCATACCTTGAAGATAGATCAACTTTTGCAACTGAAACACTGTCCGTGGACATTGACCACGCATGGGCTGTTCTCAATAAATTGCCCCCTAAATCTTGGAACCTATAAGGAAGCATCATGAACTTAACATCAATCTTGTACGCCATTGGGTTCACCCTTGGCTTTTGCCTGTGCCTGTTCGCAGGCTGGGATGCTGATGGCAATGCCTTTCGTCAGGCGTTCCTTGTGTTCGCTGGGTTCTGCTTCGGTGGTATGGCAGTCATAGTTATTGAAGCCCTTGACGCATGACCCACTACCACTTACCCATCTGCACCTGCTGTTATGCAGAACGGATACCACCTGCCCGATCTAAGTTGGGATACCGCACCTGTATGACCTGCGGGGAAGCACAGGCCAAGGCACGCAAGCACACCATTGTGCCCATGCCCAAGAGTAACTACATCGTAGTAACAGATCGTTCACTGTTACTGAACCTTAACTCATCACATAAGGGAGGCCGATAAAAATTCCTACTGGGTAGGAAAAACGGTTCGTGGTGTGCCGTCTCACACCACATCTTTGAAACTAAACGGAACCTATATGGAAACTACATATAACCCCAAGCAAATGCTCGACATCTTTTGGGAGGCAGCTCTCATCTTGAAACGTGGTGCGCCCAAATACCGCTGGTACAACGCCGATGCTAAAGACTACTGGCACTCTTGCAACGACCCTTATGAATTGGTGCCTCGTATCACCACACTGGATCGTGACTACAGCCGTGCATGGCATATGCACCAGCAACAGCAACACGCCATCCATCCCGTGGTCATCAAGGCTATGGGCATGGCACGGCCTGACGATTGGCAACAACTGCTACTCGAATGGCCACACAAGGCACAGTCCGACCCATCACGCTTGGCATACACGGCCAACGAACGCAAGGGTGTTGACGACAAGCAAGCCATCACCACGATAGGCAAGTACCTGACCAAGCACTTCAGCACACTGCCTGACCATGCGATACGTGACCTAGCTGCTTTGTGTGGCAAGGGTGAGTGCTTCATTGTGAACACCTCAGTGCAGATGATCCACCACCTAGAGCGTGGGCCGAAGTCTTGTATGCAGTGGGGTCAGAGCAATGTTGATGACCACCCGTACCAAACGTATGCACCCGAGCATGGATGGGGCTTGGCTGTGCGTACCATAGGCGGTGACACAGTAGGCCGTGCACTTGTGATAAAGAATGAAGGTGAGAAGTATTTTGTGCGTAGCTACTTCCGCAACGATGACGGGTACTCAGGCCGTGACGATGTGCTCGAAGCGTGGCTCAGAGAAGAAGGCTATGAGCATCGTGGTGGTTGGAACTATGGGCAGAGGCTCAAGCACATTGACGACTGCAATGACTGTGGGTTTATTGCACCGTACCTTGATGGTTGCAATCAGCGTGTATCCATAGTGGGCAATACGCTTGTCATTGATGACGATGGTGAGTACGAGTGTTCCAACACCAATGGCGATGCTGATTCGGTGAACAGCGATGACTGCTCGGATTGTGGCGACCGTATCCGTTCGGGTGACGGCTATTGGGTGGGCTATCACGAAGACAACCTTGTGTGCTCAAGCTGTGAGGATGGCTATCGCCTAGGCTATGGCCGTAATGGGCGTGAGTATCGCTTCAGCGAAGAGGTTGCTGTGTATGTGGAGTCACGGGATAGCTACTTCCACACCGACTACCTTGACGACAACAACATCGTTTGGCTTGATAACGGTGAGTACGAACACGTCGATGAAGCGATTGAGATTGATGGCAACTACTACACCCAAGACGATGAGCGCATCTGCTTGTTCCAAGATACCCAAGAGTGGGGCTTGCAGTGTGACGGCTGGCAATGCGTGGCTTCATGCGATTGGTACACCGACAGTGTCGAGTGTGTAGAGGTAGATGGTGAGAAGTATCACCCAAGCAATGCACCCGCCCCCGAAACTGACACTGAAACAAGTGGCGAATAATTCCTACCAAGTAGGAAACTTTTAACTTAAGAAACATTATGAAAACTAAATCTATACTTTACAAAACTCTGACCCGTGCTCTTTCGATTGCACGGCCACACAACACAACTGCAACTGCGTACTTCACCCAGTGGCTTGAAGATCATGTGCCCAAACACCTGACCGATAAGGCATGGCGTGACGTGGCAGGCAACCTGCACGTAGATGCTCGCAGTCTTGGCACACACAAAACGCTGTTCGTTGCCCATGTGGATACGGTGCACAAGGAAGTGGCGCCCAACAAGTTCACTAAGACTGCAACACACTGGCGTGCGGATGGTGCCCCTCTCGGTGCAGATGACGGTGCGGGCTGTGCCATGCTGATGCACATGATGTGTGCTGGTGTGCCTGCCTACTACGTGTTCACACAAGGCGAAGAGAAGGGCGGTATCGGTGCGACGCATCTGTTCGAGGAATACCCACAACTGCTCAGTGAATTCGACAGGGCGATTGCGTTCGACAGACGAGCGAACGACAGCATCATCACAGATCAGGCATACGGCAGATGCTGCTCTGATTCTTTTGCACAACATCTCAGCGATGAACTCAACCTTGCTGACGATACGTTTTTCTACAGCCCTGATCCATCAGGTGTGTACACCGACACGGCAGAGTTCGTCACCGTGATACCCGAGTGCACCAACATCAGCGTGGGCTACGACCGTGAGCACAGCAACGAGGAATCCCTTGATGTACTGCATTTCTATGCGCTGTCCAAAGCTGTACTGAAAGTCAAGTGGGATCAGCTACCCACCGAGCGTGAGCCGGGTGTGTATGAGCAAGAGAGCAAGTACTACTCAGGGTTCGGCAATGTATATGGCACAGGTATGTGGCAGTACGACACGGCAGATGAGGAAGAGTACCGTGAGATGTTGTACGAAGCACTGTATGACGCAGAGTTCGGCAAGCCCCATGAGTTGCTGTACATGATCGGTGAAGCGGTGTACCCCGAAGACCCAGAGATGGCGGTCAAGCACATGGACAAACGATTGATTGACCACAAGCTGATCGACAGGGCTATGTACATGGCCAAGTCAGTAGATGTAGACACAGTACTGTGCACGCTGTTTGAAATGTTGCACACAACACACTGAGGGAGGGACTATGACCAAGACAGGGTGGCCTACGCCACCTTTGATGCAAGACGATAACCCACAACTGAGCCGATGGTTTGCAACTAGACCTGACGCTCGATATGTTTTTATAAGGAACAACCAAATGAAATACGTAGTAAGAAACCACAACGGCACATTGCTCGGTGTATTTGATACCAAGCAGGAAGCTGAGAAAGATGCGCAAGAGTATATGTATGGGACAGGCAATGCTGCCTACATCGAGGAGGTGATATGAAATACAAAATCGGAGTGGTCTTTTCATTCTTTCAAATGATTGAGGTGGAAGCCAACGACCTTGGAGAAGCCGAGCACACAGCGTTCTATCTGTTTGACAAAGATAAATCCACGATGGGTGACGGTGAAATATTCCACAGTGAACGCATTGAAGAGGTGACCAAATGAATGGACTAGACGCACACTACGCCAACCTGTTGGCCGACCACCAACGGATGCTTGACGAGCAGGCACAGAAGGAAGAAGAACAGGATCAGGAAGAAGACCTGACATCTGAAGACATGGCATTCATGAAGTCGTATCTACGTTGTGTAGCCGTGGGTACACGAGAAGATGTGATTCATTTTATGCGACCAACCAATAAGTACGTCATGCCTGACTACATCTTTGGGTCTATCAAAAATGCGTGGCTGGTATGGCAAGACGCATTGTCATTTGCAAGAAAGGATAAACCATGACCACACTTAAAGAGCAGATCATCACCCTGCTGGAAGAAAACCACCCTGCTGAACTCGAACGCCTGACAGGGGTAGACGACACAACGTGCAAGAAGGTTGTGCATCAACTGTACATGGAACGCTTTAATGACGCTGACTGTTGGGAACCTCAGAGATCAGGCGACATCTGGGTTATCTATGGCAAGACCACCGATGAGTGGATAGATGAAGACGGCAACTACCTAGGCTTCGATACCAAACGTGAAGCTATGGAATACATCAAGGAGACATTCAAATGACACCACAGGAACTATACGAACTGCTCGACAAGGCAGGGTTTGAATACGACATCGTCGAGATTTTTGAAGGCGTGCGTGTCTTGCGCATAGAAGTTGAAGACGGCCCCGAGGAGGACATCGAATGTTGACACCTTGGGAAAAATTTGAACGTGTACTTTTGCTCATTGCATTTATGGTACTCATGCTTGACCTATTTTATTGGAGGCCATGATGTAGATACTACAAACACAATTTGACACAACGACCTTTATCATGTATACTTAACCTTGTTAAGTCGAAAACTTAACTATCTTTTAACACAACGGAAACATAAACTATCATGGATATAATCCTTAAGACCGCTAAAGATGCGACACGTTTACTCAATGCTATTCGTGCCCAATACATCATCGTGTTACCTACGGGTGAACAGATCATCGAGGGTGATCTCAAACTTCATGTACCCGATGCCACCCCACCCAAGAAGAAGCGTGCGCAATCACGTAACCCGCTTGGATATTTGCGTGGTCACCTCATGCCCTACCTCAAGCCAATGAAGGTGGGTGATGTGTGTGTAATACCTATCCCTAACAACTCTGATGTGAAAGAGATTCAAGGCTCAGCCGCATCTATGTCTAATGTGCTGTGGGGTAAGGGTAACTACAAAACGATGCGTAACAACGAGACGGGGAACGTCGAAGTTCTCCGCATGGGCTGAGAACTGGTGGCCTTCTTATGAACACGACCAAACTTAAATTGGCTCGCAAACTTTGGTGCGTGGGGGAAGTTCCCCCGCACATCCAACGCCACAACATCCGTGCGTGGGTTCGTTCGGTTCGCTACCTCGGTAGCAACTGGATTTCCGTACGCAAGGTGGAGCGTCTCACCAATCCTTCAACTTAATTTTTCCTACTAAGTAGGAAACATCTTTAACGAAACTGTTATGAAACATAAATCACTATCATCATCTGCAATGTTGCTTGACATGAACATCTCTGTATACACAGGGCGCAAGCAAGACAAGGTCACGGCTGAAGAGGTCAACCTTGCCAAAAACACCCGATCCAGTAAAGCTGCTTCGGTTTACAAGTCACTGTTTGTAGGTGACGCTGATCTGGAGGCAATCAATTCACACGCTGGCAAGGTGCGTACGTGGTTGTATTCAGTTACCCTGCCGTGGTCAGATTCAGGGACAAGGCTTGTGCCGACCAAAGCCTTCTTTGACATCTCACACGAACTCTCGGAACACGAGAAAGAATTCGACCGATTGGTTCAGCAGTTTGTAACCAACTACGGGGTCAAGATTTCTTCTCAGGCGTTCAAGCTTGGCAAGTTGTTTGACCCTGTCGAGTACCCAACCGTGGAAGCAATCGAGCATAAGTTTGGCCTGCGGTATCACTTCACCCCTGTGCCTGAAGCGGGTGACTTCCGTGTGGACATCCCTGCGGAAGCGGCTGAGCAACTCAAGGCCAAGTTTGAGATGGCTACAACCACCCGTGTACGTGAAGCCATGCAAGAACCTTGGAATCGTTTGTACGAAGAAGTGCAACACATCCGAGATAAGATGATTGCCAAGGAAGACGGCAAGCCACAGAAGCTGTACCAATCCATGCTCGACAACGCATTGGGTTTGTGTAGTACTTTGAAGTCATTGAACATCTTGGATGACCCTGACTTGGAAGCGGCACGCCGTGCCCTTGAACTATCTCTGACTAACGTGGACATCAAATCCCTGCGTGAGTCACCTGAGATGCGCAACTCCATCATTACCAAGATGGATGAACTGAAAGATAAATTTTCATTGGACATTTAATATGAAATACCAACAACCACCTGACGACCCCAAAATGCGTGTAGAGATCGATGATCTGTACGAAGCCCTGTTCCAAACCATTTCACAAAGCGGTGCCATGCGTGTTGACGTTGTGATTAACGTACTGCTACGTATGACGTGCGCTATCGCTGTCGAACATGGGGCGGACAGGCAAACTGTAATGGATGCAACGGGCGCTTGCTTCGACGCCACACTTGCGGCCAAAGACTTATTTGATAAACACGAATCAACCCTGCAATAAACTTAAACGGAAACATCATGCAAACTAATATGACATACAACGAAACTGTTGACTTCATCTGTGCCGTAGGCTCAGAGGTAACCCCGATTGTGGAAGGCCACATCGGTTCTGGTAAATCATCTTTGATCCATGCCATCGGCAAGCGATTCCCCAACCACCGCAAGGTGTACATGGACATGACTGTGATGCACGAGGGTGACTTTCGTGTACCTGCGGTCAACCATACAACCAAGACCACCGAGTTCTACTACAACGAATCGTTCGGGCTAGATAGCGACACGCCTGTGATCCTGATGCTGGATGAGTTCGGTAAGGGTTCACGTTCTGCGCAAGATGCGGCACTGCCCCTGCCTGTTGAGAGACGTGCAGGCAACAAGTATCTGCACAAAGAATCCCTTGTGTTCATGACCACCAACCTAGGTGGCGAGGGTGTGGGCGATATGCTCAAGCCCCATCACCGCAATCGTGTGACTTCCATTCGCATGGGCAAGCAGACGGGTGACGAGTGGGTTGAGAACTATGCCAAGGCTAACGGTATTGCACCCGAGGTCATCATGTGGGTAGGCGAGCGCCCCGATGCCCTGCATTCGTATGAGATGTACGACAACCCTGACGACAACCCGTTGATCTATCACCCCAAGGCACAGCGGTCAGCGTTCGTGACACACAGATCATTGGAGCAAGCATCCAAGATCATCAACAAGCGCCACTTGTTTACACCCAATGCGTTGGAGACAGCGTTGATCGGTACGATTGGTGCACCTGCTGCCCTTGACATTCAGTCATGGATTGCAATGGGTGATTCATTACCCAAGCGTGCTGAGATCATCAGTAGCCCCGACACTGCCCGTTTGCCTGACCAAATACCAAGCCGGTTGATGCTTGCGTACCAAGCCTTGAACTGGGTGACCGAGGATACGCTCGACTCATGGATGACGTACATGGCCCGTATGCAACGTGAGGTGCAGGCATTGTTCTGTACCAGCATCATCAAGAAAGAAAGCAAGCAGTTTGTATTAGAGAACGATCAGTTCACTAAGTTTGCTATCGCTAAGCAATACTTGTTTGAGTGAGATCACCATGCAACTAACACCATCCCAACGCCTTGAGCGTGCCCACGTATCCCTGCTACGTGACAGCGAATATATGTGGTTGGCAGGCATCATCCCTATGGGCAGGAACGAAGTAGTGGATGACCCTAACATGACGGCACGTACCGATGGGCTTGATTCTGAATACGGTATGCAGTTCATTGCCAAGCTAACCGATGCCGAACTCAAGGGGCTTGTGCTCCATGAGAAGATGCACTGTGCTTTCAAGCATCTGCGTACGTGGTCGTACCTGCATGACGATGACCCTGAACTTGCGAACATGGCGTGTGACTACGTCATCAACTTACCCATCCAAGATAGATACTACAGAGATCAATTTGTAAAACTACCTGATGGTGGGTGCGTTGATGTGAAGTACCGTGACATGGATGCAGGCGAGGTGTTCCAGCTACTCAAGCAAGACAACAAGCACAACAAGCCCAAGGGCTTTGACCAACACGATTGGGACGGAGCCGCCAAGCTGACTGACGAGCAAGCTGACGAGTTGAGCAAGGCAGTTGACCAAGCGTTACGTCAAGGCAACATCTTTGCAAGCAAGGCAGGTGCAAACGTTGACCGCAACATACTTGAGATGCTCAAGCCCAAGGTGGATTGGCGTGAGGTACTTCGTGACTTCATTACCAACTGCAAGCCCGGCGATGACTACACATCGTACAGACGCATCGACCGCAGGTTCATGAGCCAAGATGTCATGGCGCCCACGTCGTACAGCGACAGTGTGTTTCGTATAGCCCTTGGTGCAGATACATCAGGTTCAATCAATGACAAGGTGTTGGCTACGTTTCTTGCAGAGGTGCAAGGTGTATGTGATTCGGTTAAACCCGAACTTGTGGACTTGATGTATTGGGGGCACAATGTAGCTGCACACGAAATCTACGAAGCTGATTCGATTAGTACACTGCATCAAAGCACACGACCCAAGGGTGGGGGTGGTACAGAACCGAGTTGCGTTACACGCTATATGCGTGAGCAGCGCATTGTGCCGGACTGTATTGTGATGCTGACCGATGGTGATGTGTTTGGTGACTGGGGTGGTGACTGGCCAGCCCCTGTACTTTGGTGCATCAACAATAAACAAATAGTCGCACCGCATGGAGTCACGGTGCACATCTAAGGAAGTAATGGAACGGAACCCAAAATGTATGTATCGGATTGTGAAGATGCCCAAGTCAGGGCGTTGGAAGGTCACGGTATTTCTAGGCGCAGAAGCTAAGCTGAATGCGTCTTATACCCACGAAGCATTGCCTGAGTGGATACGTAAAGACATCGCATTGCTAAGCATGGTGCACCAGATGGATGACATACCTTCTATCGGGCACCGTGTGGGCGATGTGTATTGGTTAACACCAAAGGATAAAGATGAAAGCTGTACTGGAGTTTAACTACCCAGAAGATGAACGCAAACTACTGTATGCGATCAAGGGTAAGGATATGTACGTAGCCCTTGTCAATCTCAGGGTACTTGTAGCAAAGCAGTTAACACACAAAGCGGATATGTCCGACACACTGGAGGGTGTGCGCGATGTCATCGAAGATATTTTTTATGAATTAGGGGAATAGCATGGATGAAGAAACACGGGAGATGGATTTTAGAATCGCTGACCTTGAAGCAGAGGTCAAGCGTTTGAAGAGAGTTGAGAGCGCGGCTCGCCTTGTGATGAAAGCGTTCAGCAATCAGTTGGACTACGACTCATGGGACAAAGCCCTTGACACGCTAGAGGCGGTGCTGAAGGAGAAGCCATGAACAGAGAAGACATTATTCGCATGGCACGAGAGGCGGGGATTGCAAACTCATGGGACTTGAATTGGCAAGACAAAATCATTGAACGCTTTGCCGCCCTTATAGCTTCTGCCGAGCGTGAGGCGTGTGCAGATTTATGTAAAGAAATGTATTTGTCAGGTGACATGGATACTGGTTTGGCAGAGGAAGCCATCCGAGCAAGGGGTGACGGCATAACATTAACCACCATACGGCATCCAAGAGGTAAGCCCGCGCTTGGTGATTTAAACCCCGAGTCATTGGAGACTGTGGAGATTGATCTGCCTGAGCGTGAGTGGGTTAGTCCAACAGACAAAGAAATAGAAGCTATATGGGAGGTCGCCATGTTTGCTAATTATGGAGTTGGTGCTGAGTTAAGCAATCAACCTTTTGTTCATTACGCCCGAGCCATTGAAGCCAAACTCAAGGAGAAAAATCATGACAAATGAACCAGTATTGTGGCACTACCCAGATGGCAAGCCAGACCAATGTACAACAGACAAAGCCTACGCTGAGAAAGACCCCGCTTGGACACCGATGTATTACAAGCATGAGTGGGTTGGGCTGACAGATGAGGAGTGGCTATCGCTTGGGTGCAAGTCCGTTGAAGAAGTACGCATTGGCCTTGCTATTCAAACCAAACTCAAGGAGAAGAATTATGGATGACGATGACATTCAAGAATACGAAGCATCAGGCTGGCGTAAGCGTCAGGTTGCTATGGATAAAGAATACAACTACGAACGTGAAATGCGCAACCGAACGATAGAAGAAGTAGCCAAGGCGGTGCATGGCTTTAAAGCTTTTGAGAAGGTCACTATGGATAGCTTTGCGGCATACATCAGGGGGTTAAAACGATAATGCCAAGACCGAAACCACCTGAGAAACTGTTAGGCAGGCAAGTCAGGATGTCCGACAGACAGTGGATCATCCTTAACCAACTTGGTGGTGCTGAATGGTTGAGAAATATTCTTGATAAGAAAGCGCCTATGCCCAAACAGTACTACGACAAACTCTTACAGGAACAAAAAAATGATTGAATCCGTAAAGCAACTGGAACTATTCCCCACTGCCAATGATATGCAGGTGGGCGGTGACCACTACATGGACAAGACCATACAACCTTGGGACTACATTGTCAGCAACAACCTTGGCTATCTTGAAGGCAACATCATCAAGTACATCTCGCGTTGGAAAGAAAAGAACGGCGTAGCCGATCTGCGCAAGGCGCAACATTACCTAGCCAAACTGATTGAGGTGGCAGATGGCACAGACCCCAGAAGTTAAAGTCAAAGCCCGTGTGCGTGCCATCCTTGATGCATTGGGTATCTATTACTTCATGCCCCCTGCCAACGGGTACGGCAGGCAAGGCATCCCCGACATCATCTGCTGTATGGCTGGCAGGTTCGTAGCCATCGAGTGCAAGGCAGGCAAGGGTCAACTGACTGAACTGCAAAAGCGTGAGCTAGATAAGATCATGAACGCCGATGGCCTGACCTATGTTGCACGAGAAGATAATTTAGTGGAACTCAAAGCCATGCTTCAAGAAGAGATAGCACCCACACGCAAGCACTTGGTTATCAAACGAATACCTGCGCCCCCCGGCACAGTATACAAATCAGAAGACGAGATCATTGCCGAAGAAGGTCTTGATGTATTAGCAAGAAGGAACTCATGAACCTAATCACAATCGACTTTGAAACTTACTACGATCAGAGGTACAGCCTGACCAAGATCAGCACCGAAGAGTACGTACGTGACAACAGGTTTGAAACCATTGGCTTTGCATACAAGATAAACGATGAACGATGTGTGTGGGTGACGGGCACCAATGAGTACATCCAAAAGGTACTGGACACCCTGCCGTGGGATACCTCACTTGTGCTGGCACACAACACCATGTTTGATGGTGCGATCCTGTCGTGGCGATACGGCATCAAGCCCAAGGGCTGGCTAGATACCATGAGCATGGGGCGTGCCCTGCATGGCGTAGATCAAAGCGTATCTCTTGCATCAATGGCTGTACGCTATGGTGTGGGGGAGAAGGGCACAGAGGTACATGTTGCTATGGGTATAGGGCGTGAGTTCTTTAGCCCTGACAAGCTTGCCGATTATGGTGCGTACTGTAAAAACGATGTGCAGTTAACGTACAACATCTTTCAAATGATGATAAGCGCAGGTTTCCCCAAGGGTGAACTTAAGCTGATTGATCTGACGCTGAGTATGTTTATTCACCCTGTGCTCAAACTTAATACCGAAGCCTTGAAAGCGCACCTGATTGACACGGTGGCGCAGAAGAAAGCCCATCTGGTTAACGCACTGCAAGCTGTGGGCAAGCAAGACCTTGCGGTCAAGCACATCCTTGGTGACGAGGAAACGCAGGCCGAGGTACGCAAAACCCTGATGAGTAACGTACAGTTTGCCACCATGCTCAAGGGCTTAGATGTGGAAGCCCCCACCAAGATCAGCCCCGCCACAGGCAAGCCCACACTGGCGTTGGCCAAGAGTGACGAAGCGTTCAAGGCTTTACTTGAGCACGAAGATGTGCGGGTGCAAGCCCTGTGCGCGGCACGCATCGGAACCAAGTCAACCCTAGAAGAAACCCGTACTCAACGGTTCATGGACATCAGCAAGCGGGGGGCGTTCCCCATACCCCTGAAGTACTATGCTGCCCATACCGGAAGGTGGGGTGGTACAGATTCAGTTAACTTGCAGAACCTACCTAGCCGTGGGCCGAACGCAGGCAAGCTGAAGAAAGCGATCCTTGCACCAGAGGGTTATGTGTTTATTGATGCTGACTCAGCCCAGATCGAAGCCCGTACGTTGGCTTGGGAGTCGGGTCAGGATGACTTAGTGAAGGCGTTTGCAGATGGCGAAGATGTATACAAAATCATGGCGACGGCTATATATGGCAAGAGTGAAGCTGAGATCACGAAGGACGAACGGTTTGTCGGTAAGACTACTATTCTGGGTGCCGGATACGGAATGGGTGGTGCAAAGTTTCAAGCCCAACTCAAAACTTTTGGTGCTGAGATGTCGACCGACGAGTGTGCGCGTATTATTTCGGTCTATCGTGACCGCTATGCAAAAGTCCCATTACTTTGGCGTGAATCGCAAGAAGCCTTACGTTGCATGATGCGTGGCATGACCATGAAGCTGGGTAAAGATGGCCTGCTCACAGTGAATGAGAAAGGCATCCTCCTCCCGAACGGGCTACACATCTACTATAACGGCTTGGCAGAAGTTATTGAGAATGACAAGCGGCAGTTTACATATCAAACACGCAACGGCCCTAATAAAATATATGGTGGAAAAGTTGTTGAGAACTTCACACAGGCCATTGCAAGGTGTATCATTGGCGATCAAATGCTAAAAATTGCTAAGCGATACAAGGTCGTGCTTACTGTGCACGATGCTATTGGTATTGTCGCTAGGCAAGAAGAAGCCGATGAAGCACGTGCTTATGTGGAATCCTGCATGCGTTGGGTTCCGTCATGGGCTGAAGGTTTACCAGTCAACTGCGAAAGCGGTATGGGATTGAGTTACGGAGATTGTTGATGGCAAAGATTCCTGCATGGTCATTCAGTAGCCTGAAGACATTTACCACATGCCCCAAGAAGTTCTACCATACCAAGGTACTCAAGGACATCAAGGAACCCGAGGATGAGCAAGCCCTCTATGGCAAGTTGGTACACGAGGTTGCTGAGTTGTACATACGGGATGGCAAGGAAATCCCTGAGAAGTTTGCTTTCATCAAGCCTGCGCTCGATAGCCTGCTCAAGATACAGGGCGAGAAGTTCTGTGAATTAAAGATGGCGCTGACTGAAAAGCTGGAACCCTGCGACTTCTTTTCCCCTGACTGTTGGTTTCGTGGTGTAGCCGACCTGCTGATCGTTGACCGTGAGAAGGGTGAAGCCCGTGTGGTTGACTACAAGCTAGGCAAGTCACGCTACGCTGACCTAGGGCAGTTGGAACTCATGGCACTTGCAGTGTTCAAAATGTTTCCAGAAGTCAAGAAGGTCAAGGGTGGCTTGTTGTTCTTAGCCGAGGATAAGTTTGTACCAACTATGTTTGAAGTAGAACAACAGCACAGGTACTGGGGCAACTGGATGCCCAAAGTCATGATGTTGGAAGGTGCATACAGCGCAGATATTTGGAATGCAAAACCCAACGGATTGTGTAAAAATTACTGCTGGGTGTCATCCTGCGCCCACTGTGGAAGGAAATGATATGCCCTACGTAAACAAACCTAGACCCTATAAGAAAGAATACCAACAGCAGTTGGACAGAAATGAATTACCTACAAGAAGAAAACGTGAGCAAGCCCGTGACCTTTACGACAAAGAAGGCATTGACCGTACGGGAAAAGATATTGACCACAAGCGCCCACTATCTAAAGGTGGAAGCACGGCCAAGAGCAACCTGCAACTCAAAGCACCAAGCGCCAACCGTTCGTTCAGCCGTAACAGCGACCACACCGTAAAGGTAAACAAGCCGAAGAAGAAATAAAGAATACGTGCCACGTCAGGTGTGAGTGGTGGCACGGGGGAGTTTACTAAAAAGTTGAACCCTTTAAACCGCATCAGTCAGAGTTTTTAACATTCCGTTTAGATGATCTGACCGATTGACACCCGTAAGGTGTCACCTAGCGATCAAAAGTGGATGTCACTTTTGGTCTGTTTTGCATTGGAGAATGTATGGAAATCATTGACGGAAAAGCATTAAAACTTAAATTAAAGAACCCGTACAGGGTCTTGAACGTGATACCCAAGAGCGCATTGCTTGAGGAAGGCCCCATCAGTACAGTGATGGTGCACTGGGGTTTGGAAGAAGCGCAGGTCTTAAAGAACCTGAAGGTCAAGAACGTACCATCCCCCATCGTTGCCAAGTACAGTTGGCCGGGCATCTATCAGCCGTTCACGCATCAGAAACAAACAGCCGCGTTTCTTACCCTGCACAGGCGTGCCTTCTGCTTCTCAGAGCCGGGCACGGGCAAGACACTCTCGATCACATGGGCGTGTGATTACTTGATGAACACCAAGCACATCAAGCGGGTGCTGATTATCTGCCCCCTATCAATCATGCAGTCAGCGTGGCAAAACGACATCTTCAAAGGTGCGATGCACAGGAAGGTTGGCATCGCCTATGGCTCAAAAGAAAAGCGGCAGCAAGTAATCAATTCAGATGCAGAGTTTGTCATCATCAACTACGACGGCGTGCCCATTGTGGAAGACGACATTGCTAAGGCTAACTTTGACATGGTGGTGATCGATGAGGCCAACGCCTACAAGACCGCAACCACCACACGGTGGCGCACCCTGAACCGGATCGTCAAACCCAGTATGTGGCTATGGATGTTGACAGGAACCCCTGCCTCACAGTCGCCCCTTGATGCGTATGGTTTGGCTAAGCTAGTTAACCCATCGGCTACACCCCGTAGCTTCTCCATGTACCGTGACCAAGTGATGAACAAGATCACTCAGTTTAAGTGGGCACCCAAACGGGAAGCAGAGCAGGTGGTCAGCACACTGCTTCAGCCTGCCATCAGGTTCACCAAAGAGCAATGCCTTGACCTGCCAGACTTGCTGTACGCAGAGCGTGAAGTTCCCATGACCCCACAGCAGATACGCTACTACGAGAAGCTACGCAAGGTGATGGCCATGCAAGCGGCAGGGGAGGAAGTCACGGCGATCAACGCCGCCGCCAAGTTGAACAAGCTATTGCAAATCTCCTGTGGCGCAGTCGATTCCGACAGTGGTGAGATCGTGACCTTTGATGCCAGTAGCCGCACGGCAGTGCTCAAAGAAGTCATTGACGAATCCAGCCATAAGGTATTGGTGTTTGCCCCATACCGCCATGCCATTGAGATTCTGTTTGAAGAACTACGCAGGGATGGCTACACAGTGGATGTGATACACGGGGGTGTACCTGCTGGCAGGCGCACTGAAATCTTTCGCAAGTTCCAAGACGAGCCAGACCCACGGGTGCTTGTCATACAGCCCCAAGCTGCATCACACGGTGTCACCTTACACGCGGCAAACACCATTGTTTGGTGGGCGCCCATCACATCCTACGAGACATACGCGCAGGCAAACGCACGTATCCACAGGGCAGGGCAAGTCAACAAATGTTTGGTTGTCAAGCTCCAAGGAAGTCCAGTAGAAGCCAAGCTGTACAAAGCTTTAGAAACAAAAGAGTTAGCGCAGTTCAATTTGATGGAACTTTATAAAGATGAATTCGACCTTAACAAATAAATTTATGGAGGTACTTGACAAAGTAAAGATAAGATGTATGATTAACCAAAAAACGAAACGGAAAGCAACATGGATATAACAGCAGATAAATTAGTACGCGTATACATTAAGATGCGCGATGCCCGTGCCGCCCTCAAAGCGAAGTACGAAGCAGAAGACCTTGCAATCAAAGAGCAAATGGGTTTGGTTGAATCAAACTTGCTTGAGACTTGCAAAGCAACGGGAGCCGAGAGTATCAAGACGGCCCACGGCACAGCAATACGTACAGTGCAAACACGCTACTGGACAGGCGACTGGGCTGCAATGCACAAATTCATCCGTGACCATGACGCACTCGACTTAGTTGAGAGGCGCATATCGCAGTTGAATATGAAAGAGTTCCTACGGGAAAATCCTGATGTACTTCCAACGGGATTGAACGTGGATCACAAATATACTGTAACTGTCAGGAGAAGCTAAATTGGAAACTGCACTTACGTTGGCGCAGGTGGCGAAGCTATTGCAAGTCGCACCGTCAACTGTTCACGCGCTTATTAAGGAAGAGAATCCTGAGAAGCGTATACCTTTCATTCGCGTTGGTAAGAACTATCGATTCTTCGCTAGTGACCTTGCCAAATTTTTTAACATTGACTTAGAAATCATTAACACTTTCATCAAAAAGGAAACACCAAATGTCTGATCTCGCTCTCTTCTCCCAAGGTGGTAACACCCTCCCAGCCCACTTGCGTAACCTTGAACTGGACGCAACAACCAAAGCCCTAATGGGTGGCGGTGGCACAGGCAAACGTATCTCTATCCGTGGCGGTGTATTCCGCATGATTGTTGGCGGTAAAGAAGTTGCACAGAATGACGAACGCGCCATGAACGTGGTAGTCGTGCGCTCTGCTGAAAAAACATCACGCCAATACTATGCAGGCACTTACGTAGAAGGCCAGAACTCTGCGCCCTCTTGCTCATCCAACGATGGTGTAGCGCCCGACAAAGGTGTGAAAGACCCACAAAGCACAAGTTGCCAGAACTGCCAACAGAACATTAAGGGTTCTGGTCAGGGCGATAGCCGTGCTTGCCGTTTCAACCAGCGCATTGCCGTGGCCTTGGAAAACAATCTGTCAGGTGATGTGTATCAGTTGTCATTGCCCGGTCAGTCAATCTTCGGCACAGGCGATAACGGCAAGATGCCACTGCAACAGTACGCCAAGTTCTTGGGCGGTCATGGTATCCCCGTCACAGCCGTTGTGACTGAGATGCGTTTTGATACATCCAGTGCAACACCCAAGCTGACCTTCCGCGCTGTGCGCCCCTTGTCTGTGGAAGAATTGGCCGAGAGCAAGGCTCAAGGTGACTCAGCCGATGCGTTAGCCGCTGTAACGCAAACCGTAGCGCAGGTTGATGGTGATGCACCGAAGCCTTCTCCTTTCATTGAACCTGCCGCTAAGCCTGCCGCTAAAACAGAAGCTGTTGACGAGCCTGTCAAACGTGCCGTGAAGAAAACGGAATCCAAAGACGTAGCTTCTGTGCTTGACGCATGGGCAGACGACAGCGACGAGTAAACCAATCGGGGGGAAACCCGTGCAAAGGTTCTTCGGAGCTTGCAGACGAGCGGGCGGTACCCCCACCCAACGAAAGACAGCGATGATTGGTTACACATTAGCCACCGTGCTAAGAAACAAACAAGCTGATGGAAAGTTAACCGGTGTAAAAATCGGCAGGGCTTGCATCAAGAAAAACATATCGGTGAAGAAGGTTGCCGAGATTGCAGGGGTTACGAAGATAACCGTTTATGCGTGGTTTGCGGGTGAGTATTCACCACGCCCTGAAACCGCCAAGAAAATCCAAAACTATATTGACCGCCATTAAACCGAATCACCCCTATGACATTGACCGAATTTTTAAATGCGGTGTTGCCGGATACTGGCAAATACTGCGCGGTCGGCATCAAGCAGGAGAAGTTACGTACACGGTTCGCATCTGACATTCCCTCTCTCATCACAGAAATACAGGACATCTATGGCGCTGACGCTGACACGTACTATGCGATGTTTTCGTTTGACCCTGAAGTTGTTCCACCCCGTAGGCTAGCTGCCAACGCATACAGAGCCAAAGCATTTTGGCTTGATCTAGACTGTGGCCCCAACAAAGATTACGCATCACGTGATCTGGCAATGGCGGCACTGGGACAGTTCTGCGCTGACTTGAATTTGCCACAACCCATCTGCATCAACTCTGGTAACGGGGTGCATGTGTATTGGGTATTGCCTGAGAGTATTGATAAGAACACATGGCTACCTGTAGCCAAGCGTTTGAAAGATGTATGCGTTGAACGTGGGCTTCATGCTGACCCTTCTTGCACAACTGACATGGCGCGTATCCTTCGCGTGCCAGAAACCCACAACTTTAAAAAACCTGACAACCCACTTCCAGTGGAGTACATGGTTGGTGATGGCAAGGTTGACCTGTTTGATTTTGCCGCCGCCCTAGGTGCGCCCGAGCCAAGCCAGTCTACTGACGCGTTGCCCTTTGAAGTACCTGACTACATAAAAAATGCTGGGCCTGACGCGACCAGCAAAGCCCTGATGGGGCAGAACAATTCGTATCGCTTTGAAAAGATTATTGCCCTGAAGGTTGAGGGATGTGCCCAACTCAATCACATCATGGAGCACCAGAAGCAGGTGCCAGAACCTTTGTGGCGTGGTGGCCTATCCATTGCCAATCTTTGCGTAGACCGTGACACCGCCATCCACGAGATGTCGAATCAGCATGACAGCTACAGCCCCCATGAGACTGACCGCAAAGCAAGCGAAACCAAAGGCCCCTATACCTGCTCAACGTTTGATGACCTCAGACCCGGTGGCTGCAAAGACTGTAAGCACAAGGGCAAGTTTGGCTCACCCATCGTGTTGGGTAAAGAGATCATTGAAGCAACTGAAGAAGACAACACCATCACAACGGTGGATTCCAATTCAAAAGATATGCGGGTGTACAACATACCTGCGTACCCCTTTCCCTTTTTTCGTGGCAAGTACGGTGGCATCTACCGCCGAGGCGACCCCAACAAAACGGAAGAAGAGGGTAACGATAAGCTAGTCTATGAGAACGACTTCTATGTGGTCAAGCGTATGCACGACCCTGTGGCAGGTGAAGTTCTCTGGATGCGCTTGCATTTGCCAAAAGATGGCGTGCGTGAGTTCTCTGTGCCGTTGGTTAGCGTGCTGTCGAAAGACCGCTTTCGTGATGCCATCGCAACGCAGGGTATGGCGGTGCTAGGTAAGACCGTCGATGAGTTAATGTTTTATGTTTCACGTTGGGTAAAGGAATTACAAATTATGGGACAAGCCGAAAAAGTACGTAGCCAGTTTGGTTGGACAGAAGAGAAGACGTTCATCCTTGGTGACCGCGAGATCACAAAGACTGGGGTTAAATACAGCCCCCCTGCAAGTTCAATCTTGCATGCCTGTTCGTTGCTGACAAAGAAGGGTGAACTGGATGAGTGGAAGTCAGTTGTTAACTTCTACAACAACAACGGTATGGAAGCCCAAGCCTTTGCGTTTATGCTAGGGTTTGGCAGTGTGCTGATGCCATTCACTCAGGTGCGTGGTGGTATCGTTAACTTGATGAGTCCGGGTTCTGGCACAGGCAAATCAACTGTGCAGATGGCTATCAACAGTATCTGGGGGCAACCGTTCGACCTGCTACTGCAAAACGATGATACGTACAACGCCAAGATTCACCGCTTCGGTGTGTTGAACAACCTGCCTGCAACCATTGACGAGATCACCAACATGCGTGATGAGATGGTGTCGCAGTTGGCATACGCTATCACCCAAGGTCGTGGCAAGAACCGCATGGAATCTCAGACCAACGCTGAGCGCATGAACAATACCTTCTGGCGCTTGCTTGCGATCACTTCCTCAAATAGTAGTTTGTACGATAAGTTGTTTTCCCTGAAGGAATTTCCTGAAGGCGAGATGATGCGTATCATTGAGTTGAAGATCAGCCGTGATGAGAAGCACTCAAAAGAGTTTACCGATGCACTGTTTGGCAAGCTGTTCACAAACTATGGCCATGCCGGTGAAGCTTTCCTGAAGTATGTGGTCAGCAACCTGCCTGAAGTTTTGGAAACCCTGCGTGATGTGCAACTGCGTTTGGATACAGCGGCAGGCTTGGGTCAGCGTGAACGCTTCTGGTCATCGATTGGTGCGCTGGGTATCACGGGTGGCTTGATTGCCAACCAACTGGGGCTGATTGACTTTGACGTCAAGCGCATCTTTAACTGGCTTGTGACCCTGCTCAAGAACAACAAGGGCGACATCAAGGCGGCTCCGACAGATGGCGCTACAGCCGTGGGTTCCTTTGTCATGGCCAACATCAACAACATCCTGTTGGTTAGGGATAACCCTGCTGAGAATGGTCTGCCCACTGCACCCGTCAGAGAGCCAAGGGGTGAGTTGCTGATCCGGTACGAGCTTGATACCAAGCGCCTGTTCATTGTGCAAAAGAAGTTTAAAGAATGGTGCGCCAAGAATCAGGTCAGCTATCACGATACGATCAATGCCCTGCGCAACACGGGTGTGGCTGTAGATTCTGTAAAGAAGCGTATGGCAAAGGGTACGCTGATGGCAGCACCTCCCGTCAATGCGTTGTTGATTGATGACACCATGAGCCATGTATTTGATGCGGAAGCAATACTGGCCATGCCAATTGAAGATGACGAAGATAGAAAAGCCGCTTGAAATTGAAGGGGTACAGGTTCAAGTTGAGTGGCTTAAGTTCCGTATTGGCACTTCATTCTTCCTGCCCTGTATCGCTCATGAACGAATGATACGAAGTATCACCCAACGTGCCGAAGACCGAGGCTTTAGGGTCAAGACCCTTGCCCGTATAGAAAATGGTATGTGGGGTATTCGGGTTTGGCGAATTGCATGATAGGATAAACCGCACCCTAAAAAGTGCAGTTGCTTTTCTCCTCTTACCCCCGGCTAAACCCCGGGGGTTTTTTACTTGTTCGCCTTACTTAGATCACGTAAGTCTTTATCAAGTGCGCGGATTTTTGACACGGCTTCTATGTCAAGTTTATCCAATATATCAATAGTAGCGCGGCGTTCTTTACCGTCCATATTGAGTGCTTCTGGAGATGCAGTTTCGTAGAAAACACGTTGCTTACGAATTGCAGTAAGTTGTTTTAAAGTTGCGTTTAACGTTGGCATTGCCAAAATATATGGTTCATTTTTTGCATAGTATTCAACGGCTTTTTTTGGATTAGTATCTTTCATACTTAAATAAGTGTTGTTTGCGCGACTTACTTTTTCTTGCAAATCAAAGAACTCGTTTTTAGCGCGGCCACCCGTAGTGTCGTATACAAACAAACTTGCAAACGGCATTTGATGCAGGGGGCGGTCAGCGCGTGTTGGGTTAATCAATGCATCAGTCATCAGCAATGTGGATGAGCCTGCAATACCAAACAACCCACGCAGTAAGTTATCCACCTTGATGGGGGAAACTTCTACAATCTTTGTACCCGCTACGTTACCAAGCTGCTGCGAAAGTGCGCCAATAGATTTGGCCAACTCAGATGTGCTTGGTGTAAACCGCTGTGATGGGTCAAGTCTTTGCATAGAAGCTGACTCCAACTCACGTTGCAAGAAGAACGAATAATTGGTCATATTCTCAAGTATGGGCTTGAGTTGCGCAGGTGTAGCGTTGGGCGTGCCGTACGCAGACACACCACCCTTGACAATCGTGCCAAGCAGGTTGAGGATGCTTTGCTCTTCGTCTGTGCCGTAACGACGGTAATAGTTGACCAAGCGTTCTGGAATTGACTTAAACAAGAAACCAATTTCCTTTGGCAACGGAATCTTCTTGTCTGAGTGCGGGATCAGGAAGTTGTTGTCACGCACTTCATCAGTTGCGTTCTTATAACCTTCATCATCACCAAACGCCAAGGCATACATAAAGCCAAGTGCAGTCAGCTTCATAGCCATCTTGTAAAACTGCTTACGTGCATCTGCACGCTCTGAACCTGTTGCAGAATCCAAACCACTTGCTGTGCGGTAGGTAACATCCATACCCTGTGCGTATGCGTTCATGAACGGCACCACACGGCTTAGCGTACGGATAGTGGGGTCGGAACCACGGCGGCTGAAGTTAATCAACTCACGGGCGCGAAGCTGTGCAAGGTCTTTGTCACCACCTGTGATGTTGCCATCACCATCCCGTTTGCCACCTGTCTCAAGCAAAGTCTCTTCAAACACAGCCAATCGTGCGGCAAGGTCAGATGCTTTGGTTATCTTTTCAAGTACGTGGTACACCTTGGCCGACCAACCACGTTTCTCTGCGCCAGCCGCAATCTTAATGTCTTGCGCGGGGTTGATGATGTTGACATCGTAGTCACCAATAATACCAAGCTGCTCCATCATACGCACGAGAGGCATTTTCTTGCTAACACCTAAAGCTTGCAGGGCATCAGATGTCAGCAAACGTGGGAAGTTGTACAACGTCTTCATGCCAGTAACTAAGGGGCGTTCAACACCTGAGTTAAACATGGAACGCTGCGCATCTTCAATGACCTGTTTGATTGAGAAGGCGGGGAAAGCCGTCACACCAATACGCACCCAACGCGCCGCAGGTATAAGTGAACCCACCAGCCAACCTGTTAATTCAGGCGCGGCTTGGAATGCTTCGTAGTCAGCTACGCTTTCTACTTCAAACTCTACGGGTTTACCCTCACGATAAACTTTGACAGTCAAAGCTTTGTTGCCCGGTACTTCTTTGGGTTTAAGTTCTTTTGCAAACCCGCCCAACGCCATCGTATCTAGCACGTTGTAAGAAGCATTGTTGTTTGCAGCTTCCGTAATCATCCAACCCAAGCGGCTGGTGTAGGAGTCAAATACATTTTTAATGGGGCGTTCAAATGAACCTTCCATGCCGGGGATATTGCGCAGAGTTGCAATTCCGTAGGAGCCACGACCTTTAATAGGTGTTTCAGATTCCACAAACACACGATCAAACGGCACGTACGCGGCGTTGTCTTTCCAGAACTGACCCTGTTCTTTGGTAATCCGACCAGCCGCAACCATCAAGTCGATTGCTTGCGTGCGCGTTGCATTGAGCGTGTCAAGGATAGCCTTAATTTCAGGTGACTTCTGGAAGGCCGCTTCTAACGTATCAATGTCAGCGTTGTCCATGTGGCGTGCTAACTTCTTCTTGCGTTCAGCATCGGCTTCTTTATTCTTACCCTGTTGTTCAAGGATCAAGGCAGATGCTTCCAAAGGCTTGTCGTGCTCTTCGCGCATGTTGTGCAGGCGATGGCCTTCCAACAAAGAAGATACATAAGACTCAGCGTCCTTGTAAGTCATGTCATTTTTAGCGGCCAGATCAACCAATTGTTCAACTGCGCCCTGCAAAGATTCTTTGGTATCTACAGTTTCAATCAAACCACTCTTACCAAACTTGATACCACCGGCCTTGTAGAAATCAAGCACCAGCTTACGGGCTTCTTCCGCTTGGCGTGCCAACACCATAGGGTTCAGATCACCAAAGGCGTTCTTGTAGCCCTTAGAGAACAACTGGTTAACCTTGGCACTGACTGTTGCAAACTTGTCAGCGGTCTTTTGGCGTGCAAGTAGCTTGGCTTTGTCGCGTGTCTCGACTTCACCTACGCTCTTGAGTTGCTGAACCAGCGTCTTCTTCTCTGGCTCTTTATACTTTGCAGGCGTCTTATCCTGAATAGCCTGTACCGCACGGCGGGTGTTCTCATCGATACCACCGGGTATAGAGTAACGGATATTGGGGTTGGTGGGGTCATATGTGCCAATGTTGCCAATAGCAGATTTAATTTGGGTAGGTTCAAACGCAATATAAATTGTGTCCGAAGGTACGTCTTCCTTACGCCATTTCGCAATCAACCGTTGAATCCAACCCGGCTGCTGTTTACCATCGTATGTGTTCTTAATGATGACACCGTCATGGCCGTCTTGCTTGGCTTTTATGATTGTGTCTCTGTAAGACATGATCCGGTACGGAGCGCCCCGCTGATCTAAGATCAATGGGTTTTGCATGCTTAGGTACACGGGCATAATGTTTTCGCCCGCACGTCTACCTATTTCTTCAGCGCTTTTACGAACTTCAGCTTTTAACGCAGTAAGTTTTTTTTCAGCCCTTGCAAGGCTTTCTGTGTATTCCCTTATGTACGATTCCGCAATGTACACGTAGCTAGATTCTGGAAGTTGTTTTGAGAAACGATCCACATCCAGTTTAGCCATCCTATCGTTAGGATCTTTTTTGAGCTTTGCTTGTGCTTCAGCAAGCTGCTTTAACCGATATTTTTCTTGGCGTTCGCGTAGGGTTTTACCTTCAATAGAATTAGGGTCTTTCTGTGCCGTGTCTTCTGCTAAACCTTTTTGGTAACGTTTAATATCTTTATTTAAAAAACGAATTTCAGATTCCGCAGGGCTTTCTGTTTCATTTTTCTTAGCGTTTATTGCGTATCCTGTAGATGTATCAGGATCACCTGCAAAGAAGAAACCCAGCTTTGCCGAAGGAGCGCCCGTTGCCGCACCCAACATATCTTTTAAGAACGTGTCAAAGCTACGGCTAGTGCCGTGGTAAACCACTAAGGGCTTACCATTGTTATCTACAACTTGGCTATCTTTAAACCATCTCTTAAACGCATCTGATGCAGTAGCCGCCGCTTGCGCAAAGCGACGTGTCAAGCGTACGTTTACAGGGCCAGCGCCCACTGCGGCAGTCATGGCTTCTTGTACAAACTTCTCAACTTCTGTGTAGGTAGCAGAACGGATGCTCTGTGCTACTTGACGCATACCAATCTTCTCGGCAACGTCAGCCAACCATTTTGCAATGGAGCGTACGAACGCGCGCTGCCCCGTGCCAATCTTTTCGCCTGTCTTTAATTCTTCAGCGATGCGTGCGAGTGCTTCGTCTGTACCGTGGGCAGTCAGTGCATTTAAACGGTCATTAGGGTTGGCGTACTCTTTAGCGTACGCAGCTTTGGCATCTTGACCTTCTTGTGAAGCAATCCACTTGTCTGCCATCTCACGCACTCGGGCGTTCATGCGGTACAAGTTAATCATCACCCTGTGGTATTCCTTGGGGTTAGTCAAGAGCTTCTGCAAGCCAAGGTGGAACAGTTCGTGGAAGACAGTCTTAGCGCCTTCAATGCCAGACTTGATGCCATCCCTGAACAGATACACATTGCCATCTTTTACCAAACCTGCTGCACCTGCTGGCGCTTTGGGGTCAAGGTCTTTGGCACTGTCAAGGATAGTTACTTCAACTTCACCACCCAAAGATTTCTTCACATCATCAACGATGCCTTCAAGTTCAGCATTGGAGATAGGGTTATCAACAGGGTTTTGATCGTCTGTAATACGTGAACGTGTTGGCTCTTTTGGTGGAAGCCCTTGCTCACGACCTAGCGTACCTGTCTTGGCTTCTTGTGCAAATGCAGAGTCACGGGTTTGTGTGGTTGTCTTAGTGACAGGTTTTACAGCTTCACGCACAAGTACGTCAGCGTTGGCTTTTTCGCCAGTTAAAAACGCTTTGGTATCTGCTTGGTTATCAGGCACCACAAACATCTTTGCGCCATCCATCTGCGCTTGGAAGTTGTCAAGTAGGTATTTGTATGTAGCCTTGTCAATATTGATACAACCAAAGGAGTAACGTGAATCAGCGGCGGATTCACTTTTCAATGCGGCTTGACGTTGGGCGGCATCTTTTTCTTTTAGCCATACCGAGTGCATGATGGTGACCACAGCATCTGGGTCTTCCAATGCGAACACTTTGCCAAAGTCATAATCACCTGCGGTTTTCTTGGCATTACCACCCTTGGCGGCATCAATTATTTTGATACCAAACAAACCTGCTGGCGTAATACGGTTCTGTGGCAGGTCGTTGTTACCCTTGTACAGATCGCCCTTGGCTAAACCAATCAACACCTTCTTGTCCAACACAGGCTTGCCGTCGGCGTCAAAGATAAAGATACGGCCTGTTGGTTTATCAACAAACACCATTAGCTTGTCGCCGTTCTTACCCTTCATCGCAGGGATAAGAATCTCGTACGCTTCTTTAGCGCCATCAGACATCTTGGATGCAACTGATGCGGGTATCCCTGCTTTGACTTCTTGCGTTGTAGTTACAGAGACGGGGTTGTGTAAAACAAATGCTTCTGGTGCAGAAATATTGCCGGGGTTAAAGATAACGCCAACAGCCAACACACCTGCCTGCACCTGTCTGATGATTTCACGGATGGCTTGCTTAACAGCCTTGGCGCCCTTCTCGGCAAACAAAGTGACGTCTTCTTGCAGGCGCTTCCAGAACTCTGGATTGTCTTTTTTGACGCCGTAGAAATCTTCAAGTTCTTCAACTTGGTCATCTTGCAAGCGGCTAACGGGGCCTTCCAACAGCTTCTGCTGGTTATCAGGGATTACCCGTGTCTCACCTTCAATGATGTTGCTTTCATCTGTAACCTTTTTGAGTTCAGGTTTAGCTTCCGGTGCTTTCTTTTGATTACTTTCATAAGCCTCAAGTGCAAACCTGATTTCATCCAGCAGGTCTTCGTAGCCCATATCCTTGTCTTTGGATATGCTTTCAACCGCATTCAAACTGATGTCGTCAATCAAGCCTGCTTTGTGCAAACGCTTGGCAAATGATTTAACTTTGGTCTTGGTTGTTTCAGGATCAAGATCAAGATCATCGACAGTCTCACGCGCCTTCTCAAGAGCTTTATCAACCTTTGGCTCTTCTTTCTTAGGTTCAACCTTTGGTGCTTCAAGCTTCTTAGGTTCTGATTTCTTTACGACTTTTTTAGGCTCAACCTTCTTAAGTTCTGTTTTCTTTACAACTTTAACAGGCGCAGGAGTAGCCGGTGCTTCCACCTTTTTGGTAACGGTAGGCGTAGAAGTAGGCTCAGCAGTTGATTTTGCAGTTTCATCTTTAGCCTTCCTTGCGGATGGTTGGGCAGCTTTGTTGGCCGCTTTCTTTTCAGCAGATTGGCCTGTGGTTTTAGCTTTGACAGGTTTGGTAGCGCGATCAGCAGCAGGGCGTAGCGCGTCTTCAAGTGCTTTCTTACCGGCGTCACGTTCTTCTTGGGTACTAGCAAGCTCTATATCAGCTTCCGCTAGCCTTGCCGTTTTCTTTTCTTCAGGCGTTAACTGTAGTTCAACTTGAAAGTCTGGTGATGTAGAACCAACGCCTTTAGCGTAGTATGTTTTCTTACCACCTTCGTCACGGCTATCAATAAAAATCCGACCGTTTGCATCAAGCGCATCTCTTAGTTTTTGTTGGCCCTTATTGAGAGTCACAGGTGTTACCACTGGAGTTTCCGCAACGGTAGGCGCAGGTGCGGCTTCAACCTTTGGTGCAGGTGCTGGCAAACCTTGGAACTCAGGGCGTCCTAAGAATGTATCAATCTTCTGGACAATCGCAGGGCTACGACCTTCCTTATAGATTGTCAACATGTTCTTTACATCTGCCGCATCTTCTGGTTTGGTAATGTCCAGACCTTGGATAGCATGGCCGGGCTTGCGCATCACAGCCGTGGGGCCAATACCCAATACACCAAGCGTATCAGCGGTAATGACGGGGGCTACTGTCTCGGGGGTGGGTTTTACCCGCACCGTAGGTTTGGTAACTGGTGGCTTCTTTACAATAATTTTTGGTTCAGCAACTGCGGCTTCGTCAGTTGGCGTGCCCACTCGCGTGAACAAACCAAGTTGGCCTGCATCTTTGGCGGCGTTGCGGTCAGCCTGCCCTGCGCGTGCGTCGCGCCTGTTCTGTAAGTCCAAGGCGGCTTGCGCTTCCGCTGCTGTCTGCACAGTTTTAAACTTGTCAGGTGCGGCTGGTGCGGGTGCTTCTTGTTGAATGGGGTTACCCAGCAAGTCTGTTTGTTGTACGGGGGTTTGCTCAACCGTAGCCGCACGGATTTCCATCTGCTGTGGTTCAGGGATGGTGAACGCAGTAGCCGCATACTTGGCTTGCAGGTCAGGGGGCAGGTTCTTGGTTACCTTGGCGTTCTCAGCCTGCATCCGCTTGAACTCATTGGGTACACGATTGTCTTCCTCAATGATGCCTTGTATCAAACCGTCAATGGTTTTGATACGTGCTTTAACTTCTTTGGTTTGCGTCTGACCCGTTAACGCCTGTTTCTCTTGAAACAACGTTGCGTACGCATCCGTCTTTTGCATTACATCGCTGTAATCTTTGGGGAACGTCTGCTCCAGTTCAGCTTGACGTTGGGCACGCAGTGTTTGCAGTTCTGTGGCGGCGGCTTTCTCAGCTTCCACACGGGCAAGTTTTTGTTGGTCAGCTTCAGCCTGTGCTTCTGCATCAAGCATCTTCTCACCCTCACGGGCGGCACGACCTTGCTTAACACCCATCTGCTCTTGCTCACGTGCCAATCTGCGCTGTTGAACTTGGGCTTCAAGCTCGCTAGGAGTAGGCTGACCTGACTGGTCTACAACGGGTGCAGGGGGTTTTGCGGTAGCTTCACCTGTGAACGGGCTGACTGCTGAGCCGCCCAACATACCCATCATGCCCTCTTTGGTTGCCGCACCCAACACGCCTTCCATTGCAGGAGTTTCAAACCCTTCACGGGTCTGTGCCACATTAGCGGCAAACTGCTCTTGACCGCCTTGGATAGCTTCGGGTACAGCTTCCTTTAAACCAGCGCCAGCGGCACGCTTTGTACCTGCAATGATGCCCTTCTTTGCAACTTCTTGTCCAACTTTTTCACCAGCTTCTTTGGCGGCTGCGGCGGCAACAGGTTTGGACAGTTTCTTTAAAAGGTCTTTTTCTAAACCCGTACCACCGGCTACGAAGCCGATGCCGGTACCCGCCATGATGTTGTCCCAGCTTTTACCTGTAAATTCCTGCGCTTTAAGTGCGATCTTAGAAATTTCTTCTTTGGAAAGGTCAGGGTATTGTTTGCCAACTTCTTCTTTAACCGCATCGTAGATGGAGCCTTTGACGGAACCTGCGCCTTGTAAAGCACCAAGGGTGTATTTGGTGGCAATACCAACAGCACCTGCAAACGCAAGGGCAGCGGCACCCCCTAGACCGAGCACTGCCGCTGCGGGTACTGCCAAGGCAGCCGCGCCCATAGCTAACGCAATTGTAGGGACTGATGAACCAACTGCGGAAGCAGTAGCTTGGATGGGGGCTTCAGTAACGCCAGCGGCGCCAGCTTTAATTTCTTCTAATGTGCTACCAGACCTAGCGGCGGCTTTCTCAAGCGCATCACGACGGGCTTGTTCAGCTTGGCGTTCAGGCGTGTACAGTTGCCCCAAACCCTTTTGTAGGTTGCTAAGAGTTTCCACTCCGGGGGCTTCAGCGCCAAAACCTTGCAGTGTGGATTTGGTTGCACCAACGGCGCTTTGAAGCGCGGCTACACCGGTATCGGCAAGAGAGAACCCAGCTTCCTTGAACGGCTTACCTGCGTCTGGATTTTTGGCCAGAACAGCCTGCGCCACTTCTTCTTTAGTCGCACCTTCTGGCCCCTCAATTTGGTAAGTTAATCCGTTAGGGGCTTGGATGCGGTAGAGTGGCATGGCTATTTAGGTGTTACAACTTGTAAATTTTTCCACAAGTCGGGGTTAATATTAGAACCACCGCCACCAAGTTTACCGCCGGTGGGGGTTTCATCCATTGTACCAACTCCCCTGCCCGTTTGTAAACCCTGTATCAGACGATTAAATTCTTCAGTAATCAAACCTTGTTTCCAAGTTTCTTCGTTAAACACTTTTCCAGATTTCCCTGCGGCTATCTGTGCGGCAAGTTTCTTGTCCCCATAATCTTTATTAACGTTATCAATTGCTTTATCACGAAGTCCGGCAACATCTTTGGGTGTCAACGCACCTTTAGTTGCACCAGCCGCATTCAAAGCGTTAGCGCGGGATTGAGCCGCTTTCGCAGAGATCATTGCCGCATCAGCGTTACGATTTTGGACAAGCAGTGCGCCTTCTTGATACTCTTTTGTATTTGCAATCTCTTGCGCTTTTTGCCCAAACTGGGTAGCCGCTTGTTGGGCTTGTTCGGCTTGAGTAACAAATTTTGAAGCTTCCCCACGAGCGCCCATACGCTCGGCACGTTGGGCTTGGGTCATCAACATCTCAGATTGGGTCAAAGCTCTGCGTGATGCTTCGTTGGCTTTTTGACCTTCTTGGTAAGCGTTCAAACCTTGGAGGCCACCTTCACCAATATTTTGCAAAGCAAACTGAGACTTGCCAGCCATCGTAGCTAGACCCGCACGGATCAATGCGTCAGAGACAGCGTTCTTTTCACGGCCTTCAATACGTGAACGATCTTGTGCAAACTGTTCAGCAAATGGCTTGTAGCTTTCTTTAATTTCAGCTATTTCAGGTGCGGCCATTGTTTCAGCTTCTGCACGAGCTTGTGCCGCTGTTTTAGGTGTGTACGTAGGAAGTGGGGGTAACGCAGGCTTTTTAGCTGTATCTTCCTTCTTAGCTTCTTCCTCTAATTTCTTAGCGGCTTTGCTACCCTTCTTGGGTTTGGGTATATAGGCGCTGTAGTCGTCAAACGCGCCCAGCAACTTCTGGCGTTCCATGTTGGCAGCAATCTGGTCGTCAACACCCTTGAACTCATCCACCATACTGCCATCGCCACCATCTTCAATAGCCACACCTTGGTAGCGTGGGATATGACCACCACCAGACATGCGAAGCACAGGCTCACTGCGCTGGGCAAAGTCATACATGCCGCCTTGTGCCATACCGTTCTGTCTAGGAACATCGTCACCATCGCCATACCCTGCAATACCGCCGTCAGCCATACCTTCTTCATCATCTCCATACCCTGCAATACCGCCGTCAGCCATACCTTCGATGTTGCGAGCAGGCAGGCTGCTGATGCCCTGCCCTTGGGGGGCTTGTGGGGGTGCGGCTTGGGGTGCCATCGCCATCAGTGCGGCATCCGCCACTTTGGGCATTTCTTGCCCAGCCATCCTAGCCTGACCGCTCATGCGTACCCTCTGGCGGTTCTGGCTTTCTTGGAAAGCCAACGGAAAAACGTATGGATCGTTTTTGTGCATCGCAGCATATTGCTGCAAAGCACGGTCATCCATCATGCGCAACTGGGATGTGATGTCTCTTTGGTCGATTGCCATGTTACTTCCTTAACCCATTCTTGATAGAGCCAGATCAGCCAGACCTGCGGGCTTGTCTCTGTACGCAATGTCTTCAGCTTCTCCAACGGAGCCGCCCTTGGCACGCAGGGCAAGACCAGCCGCAGTTGCACCCGCACCGAGAAGTTGTGAACCTGTTGAAGGAGGTGCTTGATACACAGACGATGCAGTCTGGGTCAAAGGCAAGCCACGCAAGATGTCGGACATGAAGCCCATCTGCTTGTATGGATAGTTCTGATAGTTCAGGAAATCCTGATACTGATTGTTGAGAATGTTCTGGGATTGCTGTTGTTGTTGCAAACCATACTGGTTCTGAGCATTCATGATGCCCATGTTCTGACCATACTGCGTCTGGCCAATATCAGCCAAACTCTTAGCACCCGTCATAGCTGTTTGTAAACCTTGCAAGCCCAAGCCTGCACCAAACTGTTGTTGCTGTGCGTTCTGTTGGTTCTGCGTGTTGAACTGCCCCATCGCCTGTTGGTAAGCGTCTTGCAACCCCTTGGCTTGGATGTCACCTTGCTGACGAGCCAAGTTACCCATCGCCTGCATGCGCATGAGTTGATTACCGCTACCGCCAAACGCGCCTGAACGGGCGGCTTGTGCATTTTGAGCTTGCATAGCAATGTCGGACTGACGCCGCGCATCTGCCTGCTGGCGGGCAACGATATTGTCCATGTAAGGACTCATCATGGTGTTGCCGGTTATATTGCCTTGCGCATCTCTGGTATTAGCGGCACTGAATGCAGCACCAAAGTCAGAAGGGCGGAAGGTATATTGTGTATTCAGAGCACCCAAGCCTGCCATACCCGCCATAGCGGAAGCATCTTGCAACTGAGGGGCAGTCTGCATCAAACCTGCATTGGTGTACGCCTGTTGTTGCAAGGGGGTGAACTGCGCTTGGCGGTCACCCTGATACTGCATGTAAGGGTTTTGTTCAGTATCCGTGAAGTACTGCGCCTTACCCAGCAGATCTTCGACATACGGCTTAGCGTAGTCAGGGATGGAGGTTTGCGAAATTGTCGAAGATGATTCTTGTAAAGCCATTTTTATTCCTTACGCGGGAAGATATTTATCAGCGCGAGAGTTTGCCGCTACTTTGTTTTTGCCTGTGGTCTTGCCCCGTGCTTTTTGAACACGATCCATCATGGCGTAAAGTTTCTTAGCCCCTGCATCTGTAGAGCCGTTACCCAACTCAGACACGATGCGTGCAGGTACCACGAACTCACCATCGGCAAGACGTGCGGGTTGTTGTTTAGCGCCAATGGTTGCAGGGATGCTGTCAGACACACCATCGCCGGGGCCTTTGAGCAAACGACCGCCATCTGAGTAACCACCTAGCGTACCCAACCCACCAAGGGCGTAACCCATCATGCCCCCGCCAGCAGCCAACTCTTTGCCAGTAGCGTCGTATCTCTTACCATTGCCAGCCGCGTAAGTTCCATCGTCTTGCAACACTGCTGTGTAGGTTTGTGTGGATTCGCCGGAAGAATCTACGATGTCAATAGTTGGGGCTTTACCTGCTTTTGCCGCTGTAGCTGCGGCAGTGCTTGCTTCTGAATTTTTCTGTTTAAGCGTCTTTGGCTCCACGTATTGTGGGTTTTTCACCATCTTGCCACCCACGTTGATAAACTTCTTCTTTGTAGGATCTGCTGCGTAACCAAGCACGGCCTCTTCGTATGGCTTCATGATTTCAGTCGCACGAGATTTGGATGGGTATTTTGCCCCAGCCTTACCAATCAGGTAGTTGTAAGCATCCAATGAATCGTCGGTTTGCTTGTTGTACGTTTTGTCATGTTCAAGCGCTGACAGAACCACAGGAGAAACGTAACCCGTGCTACCACCGCCAGCAGTGTAAGCGTTTGTCAGTTCAGTGATACCTGAGTATCCACCATAGGGGCGACCGGGCAAATTGGGATGAACTGTGACTGTGCCGTCATTATTAAACGTCAGATCACCGGGGTTGTTGACGTTACCGTATGGGTTGGTCGTGCCGGGGGGCGCATTGGTTTGTGGATTAGTTGGCAGTATTGTGGTTGTTGGGGGGCCACCTACCAGCGTGCTTATACCTGTACCGCCTGTACCTGTTGTAACTTTCTTTTCCGCGTCTTTGACTCTTTGTATGCGATCACGAATTTCATTTTTGGATATACCAAAAGCCTGAGCCATGTCATCTACGGTATACCCATTGGTATCCATAAATTTAACCCATTGCTTGTCGTAGCCAAGTTTAGGGTCTGCGGCTATTTTGTCTCTTGCTATTTGGTCAGTTAAAGCGTACGCGCCTTTGTCTAAGTTATAGCCCTTTTGGAGCATTTCCTTAGTCCAACCAGCATACTTGGGGTTGTTTGCTAAAGCGGCTGCATAGTACTCGTCAGGGCTAATCCCCAACGCATTCCATTGGTTGTAAATACCGAGCGTGCCGGAGCCGCCTTTATCCCACGTGGAATCCGTAAATCCGCCGGTCAAACCTGCAAGATAGCGATTGACAGCATTGGGGTCTATCTTAGAATCTATGATTGCTTGCTTTACTTGAGCATCTGTAGCATTTTTATTCTGTGCAAACCAATCACCAATTTGCTGGTCACTGTACTGAGTGTAAGCAGGGGCACCACCACCACCACCACCACCCCCACCGCCTAGGTTGCCTGTACCATCACCACCAGCAGCTATGTCAGCCTTCATGCCTGCTACGCTACCACCAAAACTAGGGGGCGTGTATAGCTCCAAACCTTTAATACCAGAGGTGTCAAAACCTTTGTATGTGTCTGCCACATCAGCGGCAGTAATCATATTGGCGCGTGCAATTTCATTGATTTTACCAACGTCGTTTGCCGCGTACGCTGCTTCAAGCGCGGCCTTAGCTTCGCCACCAATAGCGTAACCGGGTACAGCACCGCCATCAGCCAAAGCCACAATACCGCCTTCAGCACCACGGTAAGCATCTTGGAAGTTACGGCTACCCCAATCAGTAGCCAACACTGGAGCCAAAGCGCGGGGGGCTTGTGGGCGATCACCTGCCACATACTGACGAATGTACGCAGGGTTAGTGTTAGTTGGCATCTTGGTGGTTGTAGGAACCATCATGTCAGCCATAATTGGGGCTGCCGCCATGCCCAAAGCCATTTTGTTATCTTTAGCAAAATTCAATGCGTCCATCGGGGATGCTGAAGCGGAAGAGAACCCTGCCGATAACTTATCTGCCATAGGCAATTGACTTGCGCCTTGCAGTCCAGCGGTACGAAGATCGTTTACTTGTTTGGCGTAATCTGCTATTTGCGTTTGTGAAGCGCCCTCGGCTAACGTAGGCATGTTTGCAGAAATTTGCCCTTGCGCCAACTCCCCAGCGCCCAACCCCGCCAAACTTTCACCAATACCAAAGCCACCATACGCGCCCAAACCAGCCATCAAGCCTTTAGACAGGCTACCCGTAGCAATACCGGTGATACCACCCACAAGAGCGCCAGCGCCCATAGCAGAGCTAACAAGGCCAAAACCTGCGGGGCCAAGTGCAAAACCTGCCAACATTGGCAACAAAGATTTTAGGAAGTTAGCTTCGGGTAAACCCGTATCTGGATTGACAGTCAATGACCCACCATGTTTCATGGCCAAAGCCTGTAGCCCATGCACTTCGCTGGGCGTCATGTGAACAAGCATTGAATCGCCGTTGCGACCCTTGGAGGCCATGTCAGTGGCTAGTGCGTGAAGGCTCATTTTTGCCTCTCAAAATGGGGGTTGTTTGATAATATCATGTTGGTAGCGCGGAGACAAATGAAAGTGTAGCTACGACGGAAGCGGTTGAGGGTTTAGTCGGCGTGCCTGAAGCCGCATACGTTTCTATGGTTACGTCCACATTTGTAGTTGACCAGTAGATTTGGACGTAGTCGCCTGCGTTCATGTTTAGAAAGTAGTTCCAGCCTTTAATGTCGTGGAACGGATCGCCGGGGTTTTTACGAGCAGGCAAACCGACTTTACCCGTGGAGCCTGTGATGTCCGTGCCGTTTTGTTTGAGCCAGATAAAAATATCGTGTGGTGCGTTGCCAGCGTTTTGCACCTGCACACTAAACTGCAAGTTGTAAATACCTGCGTACTCCACCGTAATCTTTGACCCTGTTTGTAGCGACACAGAGTTAGAAAAATCTGTGGTGCTCAGCGCCATTACAGTCGCTGTATTAACTGTCGCGGTCTGGCTGGCAAAGTCTGAAAACGCTCCGTACGGAAACGCCAAATACCTACCGCCAGCATTGCCTGTAATCTCTGTAAGCGCATTTTGCAGTTGATTAAAGTACAGACGCAAAATGTTTGTAAACTGATCCTGATACCGGCGCTCGTACTGATCCGTACCCAGTGGCAAGTTGGGCGGTGCGGGGTTAATGATCCTGTTTTGTGTTGTCATTAACGTCTGCCATCTGGTCGAATATCAATACGTGGAGCGCCCAACTGCCAGACCGTGTTGATCTGGTTAGAGCTAATCTTAAAGATCATCTGGCGACCACGCAGGCGCGTGAATATCATGCCGGTGAATTCTTCGGTAATGTTGTACGCAGCCGATTTACGCACTGGCTGTGAGGCATCGCTTGTAACCCCCGAGCCTGAGTTGGCTAAACCGTAAAGCTCCATGGTCACAGTAGGCTGTACACCTGTTGGGGAGATAGTGGCGTTCTCAAAGGTCAGATCAGGAAGGACGCGCCACACAAAACCAAAATTATGTCCGTCGCCAATGTCAAACTCTGAGGATGAAATGTAGGCATCAATAGCAGCGGTTGTTCCGGTTTCATTGTTGTTTAGCCCATTCTCGTGATACACCAAATTACTGCTGTACGTAGCTGCCAAGGGGTAGTCACTCAAACCAGAATCCAGCCACGCTGTTCGTGCCATCGTGCCGTAGTACCAGATTTTTTCTAGGTAGTTATAAATGACGTAACGGTCAATGGTAAATGAGTTGGCAGAGCAGTAGAACCACCAGACTTCATTGAAGCCTTCGTTAGTACCCGCAAACACCTGCGCGGCTTGGGATTGGTTAAAGTCTTGGAACACGTAACGACGCAAGTCGCAGTTAAGCGTTTGCACACGGCCATCGTAAGAGTAGAACTTGTCCACGCCCATCCAGTAAACAATACCAGAGGCAATTACAGCAGCGTTGGGGCCTTGAATTGAAATGTTATCGCCAAGCAACTGCGGTGCCCAGACATAAGGGGGGCCTAGGTATTGCAGTGAATACACAGATGAGTCGGTAAACACCAGCACCTCTTGACGGGTCTGGACTGTAGCCACAATCTCTGAGCCGTGAGACACCCGCACAAAACCAGCTTGGTTAGTGGGGTCAGGCGTCCAGTTATAAATATCGTCTTGCGCTGACCAACGAATCAGCATGGGGTCAAGCACTGCACTGCCGTAGTCGTTACAGCCAAACACAATGACAAACCTAGATGTATCAGACACCACTATGCTGTTCTGGACAGTCGGCACGTCAACAATAGTAGACACTGCGCCCGTGCCTGAAGAAGTTGTGTTAACTGCCGCCCCTGCGCTATCTAATAATTTAAACGTCAAACCGTTGACTTCAAACACATAGTACGTAGTACCTGCTGTAATACCCGTTGGCAAAGAACCACCAGAGAACTTAAGCGCTGCACCTTCTGTGTAGAGGACTGTTGATGTTACGACAGTAGGAGAAGCATTTGTAAACGACACCGTACCGCCAAGAGAGTTAAGCAATACGCCACGGGTTGTCAAACCGCCTGTTGCATCCCAGTAGTAAATACCGCCACCACGGGGGCCAAAAACCAAATCTTCGCCGTAGTTAATTTGGCTCCAAAGCTGTAGGCTAGTACTAGTTGTAGAACCTGTACCCCAAGCACCAGCGCCCCAAGCACCAGCGCCCCAGCCAGTCAAAGGTACAGCATACGCAGGGCCAGCGTTAAGTTGGTACGCCGCAACAACAGCCGAGCCACCGTAAGAACCTGCTGCTAGGGCTGTAGGGGTGGTGATTGTGTAGGAGTTAGTATTAACTACTGTGATCTGGTACTCAGCGTTTAGCGTAGAAGCGTATGTACCCGTAACACCGCTAAAAGTAACAAACGTACCTGTCGTAGCGCCGTGAGATGTAGCCGTCACTGTGACTGTAGTTGTACCGTTGGCTGTGAAAGGGTCTGTACCTAGCGTAGTTGTTGTGCGGATGGGCGTGATGTCATAGTACGCACCACCATTTTGAATGTAGAACTTTGTATTAGTGCCGACGCCTACTAGGTTAAAGTTGCCAAGCGTTGTCCAGTTCCAAAGCGAGCGGCACACACCGTTGTAAGTGTTTGAAGAAATGCGTTGCCAGCCACCAACAATCTCAGGGTTGCCTTGACGGAAACGGATTTTGTCGCACTCGTACCAACCGCCTTCGGTCGTATACCTAGTGTTCTCCCGGTTGACGCCCGGCTTAAACAGAACTTTTTGTAATGGCATCGGTCAATCCAGTAGGGCGCACTCAGCAGTGCGGCGTTTTAACAAGCCCGGCAGTACCTTGCCGCCACCTTTAGTCCAGAGCATCAGTTGTTCTTTTGCCCCTTCCCAATCATTGGCGTTGATTTTCCTCTTTAATGTGGAAGTCTGCAAGCGTCCAGTGCCTAAGTTATAGCAGAAATCTACGATGGCATTGCACTTACGAACGTCAGTAATCAGGCCGGGGCAGTTACGCAAGACACCGGGCAGATATGTATGCTCAAGCTCGATCATTAGAAGCGCCCTTGCCGTGGGTTCATCCATCGGAGCGTCTTCTAGAGTTACCTTGCG